ATCATTCTTCTGTCGGTTCGGGTTCGGGTTCGGGATAATGATTGACTTCCTCACGGAAATTACCGACAACACGCCCGTAGGTATCAAGGATTTCGACAACAGAATGTCTAACGCCCTGCGCATTGATGAAAGACGCTAACGTCTGATGATAAGCCACGGACGCACTATTGAGGTCGGTATAGACCTCTATTGACGTTCCGTCCTGTCCTTGGTCGTTGATTACGATTTTGATTAAGTAGTAGTTCATATTCATTCTCCTTTATCTTTTAATCAATTTTGACCGCAAAGCCAACACTATTAGTTGTTGCAATCTTACCTTGTATAACTGTGCCTGCTGTAACTTCTGCGATATATATACGTTGACACATCTTGTACTGTGTGCCAGAAAAGTTATTATCAGACACGGCTATTGCCGACGCTTTTTTAATGTTCATTGTTCCGCTGACAACTTGAGGGTCTGCATCCGATGTGGGTGCAGAATTATACGTATAGGTTATTATATAAGTTCCCGCCTCTGCGAATGTTAGTGTGCTACCGCTTGGCGTGGTATTTCTGAACGGAGTACACACCATTTCATTTGTAAAGACAATCTCACTTCCGTCACTATGTTCAAGTTCGTTCACACCGAGGATTTCAAGGGGGATAGCGTTGCCGTTGGCTTGTGTACTACTTGCCGCTTGATAACAAGTACCAAAGCGGACAGACGTATCACTAATATACATACACATTCTTTCATATGCTTTATTGTTTGCGTCCGATATGCAAATTGCCGTACCATTACGCCTTACGCTCGTGCTATATCCGAACTTCCTAAAATCAGCAACAGTTTCCAAAAGTGTCGATATATATTCACCCGTTTTGTATGACGTACCATAAGCAAATCTAATGCCTATATACTTGTAATTCCCCATACTTTCGGATAACGTGACATTCTGTGCCGTGAATGTCGCTGACGTGTCGGGATTCGTCCACAGTACTGTTTCCGTATACTGTTCACCGCTACCGCCTATCTTTTTCAAACTCGCTAATACTTCTGCCATTACTCAACCCCCGTGACCTTAATATAAAATGCGGTCGTTGGTATCTCACTCGCATACAGATACAAACACGGAACGCTATCGTCACACGTTACATACTGTAACAAGTTATATGATTCTTGCTCTGCGCTTGTCGGTAGTACATATCCCGTCCCTGCGCCTATGTCTACGGACGGAGATTCGACATATACCGAGGTTAAGCTGATTGCCTTTTTGTATAGCGTTGTGCCACTCTGTGACGTTGTGTCGGTAGTCCACCCCGTGAGGTCTACGGCGAGGGTAGTTGCGTCTTGTGTTTTCTTTACCGCCGCCGAGGATACCGCGTTAACGGAGTTGTTTACCTCGTCCTCGTAGAACTGTTTAACGTATGTGATCGCCGCCGTACCCGACCCGTTAGCCGTTACGCCGTACTCGATATATTGAGACGTTACAACGTACGCCGGGAGGGTTAAGGTATCCGTAAATGTTGTCGTCCCTCCGGGAGTTATAATCTCGCCCTCTATATAGAACGTCCACCCGAACTCGTTAGAAAAGTTCTCGCACAACTCCTCCGCGTCGATATAATATGTGTCTAATGGCGCTTGACCATAATCGGGATATAATACGTCGTCGTCTACGTTATATAGGTCTTTGCGGTCTCCGAAATACATAGCGTAGACGCTCGTTATCGCCCCGCTCGTTGTTATATTAAGATAGAGCCTGCGAGGAGATGGCATAGCGACGTATTTATTGCGCCACTTTCCGCTATCGTATCTTAAAAACTGTCCTTGAGCGGGAGAGGTTATCGTCACGTCCGATAAGTCCCTTAACCGACTAACTCCGCCCGACGGGTCTACGTTCTCCCATTTCTGCGTCGTGCTATTGTATGCCGGGACTTGACCATTAGTAGGAGACGTTAAGGATACATCGTTTAAGCCCGCAAAAGACGCGCTCGTATGATGAGCCCAATACTCCGCGTTGTTCTGATAAGTGGGGTCGGTACTCGGAACGGGTACGCCGCCTCTTGTACCTACCGCCCACGCCTCGGCATCCTCGGAGCTATCATCCGCGTCGCTCGCCGCCGTTTCTGCTAATGTTTTAGCCGCCGTACAATCTGCGAGATAGTTAGGAGTTAGTTTAGTTCCGTCGATAGACCCGTCTACGATATCCGCCGTTACTGTCTTGTTACCGCTTGCGTCTGTCGTAACAGTAAAGTCAATCACGGAGGAGTCATTAAACGTATAGGTCTTTATAAGAGCTCCTACGTCTGCCGTGTAGGTCGTCCCGTCCTCTGTCGTCATCGCGATAACGCCGTTAGCGTCCATACTAAACGATACGGGTATTTTCTCGATGTTTAAGTCGATCGTCGCCGTTGTCCCGTTAAACCACTCGAAAACAAAAACCCCGGTATCGGTATCGTATGAGACGTCTTTAAGCGCTAAAAGTAAATCGCTCTCGTTAGCCTTTGTTACGTCCCAATTACCGAACGTATCGTCCATAGCCTTTAACGCATAGTCCATCTTGTTAAGATTAGTCGCGTTTATCGGACTCGTTATACTCGGCTCGTTTTCCCAATTTATACGGGTAGAGTAGACGTGTATGTATGACATTTTTAGCCTCCTATACTGAATAACCAAAATTGCTTATAGCCGGGTTAAGCTCGTCGCCCTCCGACTCGTATGTATCCCTCAAGTTCTGTATGCCTTTAAGCGTACGCCTAAAGACGAACGTCTCGAAACCTCCGTCATACGTTAGAAGTCCGACACGATCGCCGCACTCTAACCACGGAGCACCTAACGCCTCCGTCGTGTTGGGGACGTATCCGAGATTAGCTATCCTCTCATACATACCCTCGAGCATTTTAGCGACCTCGGGCATCCCGTCGTAGTCGTACATCATACCATCGGCGCAATAGAAGATATTGTCGTCGATTATGTATGTATTCTCCGCGTTCGGGTCTCCCTCGTATTGCCACTCTACAACCGATTGAGCGTCCGAGGACTTAATGTCCTTTAGTATCTGAATACGCCCGTAGTCTTTAACCTCGTAGTTCTCCGCGATAACGGAAATGTATTTACCCATAGAGTAGAGTTGGTCTGTCCCTGCTCTCGGGTATAAATCATCCGCCGGAAATAATGTATTTGAGGGATATAAACCGCCCTTTGTGGGATAGACAAACTCCGGGAGTCCGTTATATCTGTCGAGCCTAAAGAAACACCCGCAAACCTCCAATAGAGACCTAACGACGTCTCTACCCGTGATAGAGGAGTTACAAGAGAATATCTCTTTAGTCCCATAATTGTAATAGACTAACCGCGTCTCTCTATTTGTTAAGTATGGCGCGGGCTCTACTGTCCTAAAGATTAAAACGTCTTGTATTATCCTCTCGAGTTTCATAACGCTCGGGTTTGTCTGCATATATCCGTAATAGTACGGGACATATACGATAAACTCCGTGCAATCGGGCTCTAATACAAAATAATCGCCGCTATCACATAAGATACCGATATCTCCGCGCGGGGTTGTCTGCTTTACTAAAACGCTCGCGATCGACCCGACGCCGCGTCCGAGTGAGTCCCAATTTTCCAAAAAGCCTTGAGCGTGACTATTGACCGCCTCTATAACCTCCTCGTCGGTCATTCCGTCATAGTTGGATATCTCGACCTTATATAAGATTGTCGGGTCTACATCCTCTACGACGTAGGACTTGTACGCTAACTGTCCGTGATTTGTCGTCGTCCACGTTACGCGCTTGTCCGTGTCGTATGTCGGTATATCTTCTATCAATACATCGTTATATTTGTCCCACGGCTCTAACCCGACCTTACGGGCATAATTAAAGTACGTTGCGTATATCTGCCGGGCGAACTGAAACCCGTTAGCGTTATACTCCGTAAAGTCGATCCCGAACATATACCGCGTATACCAATCCGCCGCGTTATTTTCAAGGACTAATAAATTATCGTATGCCGTTATCTTTTTTCGTACGACGTTATGCTTATACTCGTTAGATACGCTCGCGACCTCAAACACGCCTAAAGGTATCCGATTAGAGAATTGAGCTAAATAATTGTCTATCGTCCCATAGTACACATAATATGCGCTTGTATCATACGCCGGGATAGGACAATCGCCCGTCCCGTCCCACATATCGCGCATAGAATGTAACTGAAACTTACGCCCGATAAAATGCGCGGCTAACGTATCGCCATTAGAGAATAGCGTTTTGTCTGCCTTGTAAAACCCTAAATCGAGTACCTTTACCTTTACTATCTTTTTACCGCCGTATATCGTCGGAAAGATACCGCTAATAGTGGTCTCTTGTGTCTCTATATCTGCGAACGTATAAAACTTGTTAAAGTATATTCCTATTGTGCTCCCGTCCTCATCTTCTAACCTTAATCGCATTTTGAAGTATGTAGGCTTTTCGGGAGTTCCCGTTACGTTATCGACTTTTAGCCCTAACTGATACCCGATATACCTATCGTTAAAATAATCGATATACTCGCTAATATCGTCATCTAACGTATATAGAGGAGCGGCGTAATACATATTCCAAGTATAAGTAACGCCTATCGAGGCATACGGGGACTTGTCCGCCCAATTTATCGCCTCTAACGCGGGGTTAGGTATGCTTGTAGGATATCCCGGGAGAGATGAGTACGCTTTTATCTTGTCTCCGACCCTTACCTCGTTTATCCCGACCTCGCTAAACTCAATATGCGCCGCCTCGCATAACCCAAACTTTAAGTTATCTCGAGAGCATAGAGACTCCGTTAACGTAAAGTCCTCATAAATGAGGTTATTATTATCGATTGCATACAATCCGTAGTCGTTGGGGTCAAAAGTCGCAAAGTTAGGAGCTTTGTAATATTCCGGGATATAGCCCTCGATATCCGTAAAATTGACTTGATAAGACGACATACGCGTATCGAATGTCGCGGTAAAAGAAGTAGACGGAACGAGGTTTATATTTATAATGTCGGATATCTGACTCGGCTTTTGAAAATTGAAAACAACTCGAGTTAAAGAAGTTGTTAACGCCGCTAAATCCGCGCTCCCTAAATTGAGCGTATAGATTGTCTCGCTATCGCCCTCTTTGTGATAAGTTAGCTCCCAATTTGCCGACGACGGAAACTCGCCGCTCAAAGTTACAAACTCTAACTCCATAGCGATAACAATGTAATTATGATCGTTAAGGTATCTATACTCTATAACGTCGCCCCAATCTATCGCGGAGGTATCATTTGTGCTATATAGAGTAACCCAATTAAACGACCCGGTACGCTCGTATACGTTTATCTCCTCGTTATTTATGCCGCCGATATAGTAATTTACATCCTCGAGCGACATACCGCTTTTGTGAGCTCCGTCTATGATAATCTCTTTGTTAACGGAGTCCGTTAGATATTCTGTTATAACCTCTTGAGGTACGTTTATCATTATTGCTCCCGTATAGTTATCTCTAAACGCTCTACCATATCCTCCCACGCGGGAGCTCTGTATCTCGTAGCGTCAAAATCTATAAAAGCCGTTATCTCGACTTCTTGCTCCGTTCTGTTGTCCCATACTGTGACGGGATAGGTTAAGTCGCTCGCCTGCTTGCTCTCGAGTAGAGTTATAAAGTCTTGATACTCGTTTATAGTTAAAAACTTCATCTCGAGAGTGCCGCTAACTCTGTTGCGATATCTCGACCTATGCTCGCGCCCGTTTGCGTCCGTCCATAACTCGTACTCGGGTTTAGATGATATTTTGTATTTCTCGCCTACGACTCTATGTGAATAGTCCGTAGTATCGATCATAAACATAGTGTTTAACATATCTCACCTCACGCGGGACTCAAAAAAGGACTCGCGCCCGTTGATTTGATAAACTGATTTGTCTGTTGTCTTACTTGTCTAAAGAGACCTTGAGCGTCGCCCTCGAGCACTACTTTTACGTTTCCGTCTCTCGATACGAGCTCGGGTAGATACTGTGCTAATAGTCCGTAAACGTCGGAGGATGTATCAACGCTCCTATAAGCCCCGGCGGATACTCTCATATCCGTCTCAAAGCTCGGGACACCTACACTCGCGATATCGCTCATAGCATCTTCTACCATAGCGACCGAACTATCGCCAAACGTAGAGAAACCCTCGTCGAAACCTTGAACGCAATAATCGCCCATCTCCGCGAACACTTTAGACGGAGACGATATCTTAAAGACGTTTTTAACGGAGTTTATGAGGTTGCCCGCCATTTCCTTTACTTTGTTTACGAGATTACCCCACGCGTTAACTACGCCGTTTTTGAGCCCGTCTACAATCTGTCGCCCTGCGTCTGATAGTTTAGCGCCTACGCTTAATATCGCGTTGACAAACGCTACCATAATTTGACCCGCCGCCAAAACTAATTTAGGGATAGCACCAACTAACGCGACAACTAATTTACCGATTATCTCGGGAGCTTTTGCCACGATAACGGGTATAGCCTGCACTAAACCGACCGATATACCTATCGCAAGTTGTACCGCCGCGTCTATGAGTAAATCGATATTATCTAATAACCCGTCGATAATGGCGTATATAGCCTCTAACGCCGCCGGGATAAGCTCGGGTAATGCCTGCGATATACCGATTATTAGTTCTCCGATTAGCTGAATACCTACGGATATAATCATCGGCAAATTATCGATAATGGCGTGTACTAACTCCATAAGTACATCGACCGCGATCGGCATAAGCACCGGGAGAGCCGTTAGGATACCTTGCGCCAAACCCTCTATTAAAGTTATGCCCGCGCTTAACAGACTCGGGACTATACCCTCAATAAGAGCCGGGAGCTTTTCGGCTATAATCGGGGACGCCTGCGCTACAAACTCTCCTATACCCTCCATAACTTGTTGAATACGAGGGATGATGTTATTAAGAAGTCCTCCGCCGTCCGCTCCGCCGAATATGGACGTTAAGAGACCATTAAAAGCCTCGCCCATACCCTCGCCACGACCGACCGCCGTTATGACGTTTTGCCACGCCGCTTTAGTAGCGTTTGCGCTACCCTCGATCGTAAACATAGCCTCTTTAGCCGTCGTACCCGTTATACCCATCTCGTCTTGTACGACGTGTATAGCCTCGACTATGTCCGCGTATGAGTCGATATCATACTCTACGCCCGATATCTCCTCGGCGGCGGCGAGTAGTTCCGCCATACCATCTTTAGTGCCTGCGAAACCGAGCGAAAGATTATCCAACATTGTAAAGTTGCCACGGGAGAAACCGCGATACGCGTTTTGTACGGACTCGAGCGATGTACCCATCTTGTTAGCGTTGTCGGACATATCTTGTATAGCCATATCCGCCATATCTGCCGATACTTGCAAGTCGCCCGTAGAATTATTAAGAGCCGCCGCCATACCGACTACTGTTTCCATATAGTCGTTAGCCGACATTCCCGCCGTTTGATAGGCTTTTGAGGCGTTCCCCATAACTGTATCGATCGGGATACGGCTTGCCTCCTCGACTTCTCGAGCGACATACTCCGCCGAGTTACCCATATCTCGGAGTATATCTCCGTACCTTTGGGCGTTTTCGGTGTTATCAAAGAGCGTCTCGATACCGCCCGATAATTGCTCATAGCTTGCGTATGCGTTTACCGCCTCTTTACCGAAACCGATAACCGCACCCGTCGCGGCGGCGATCCCTGCACCGATAACCGCTCCGCCTACCTTGAGCGCACTACCGATACCTCCGACGAGTTTAGAGCCTGCCTTTTCGCCTGCTCCGCCTGCCTCGTTGTTAAGGATATTCGATATCTCGTTCCCTATACCTTTTGCGCTCGGCTCTATTCGTACATACGCCGTACCTAAATTAGTCGCCATTTATCAAACTCTCTCTATATCTGTCAAAATCTGCGCCCGTCTCAAAGGATAAGGTATTCGACTCACGCTCGCCTAAAAGATTTCGTAAAACGGAGTCGGGCTCGTTTATGCCCTTTTGTCCGTCCTCCGTGTTTTGCCACGCTAAAATCGATAACCTATCCAATATCCCCGCGCGTAACATTCTATCCGCGTTTATCTTTTGCCCGGACATAACCATTTTTATACGCGAGTCGTCTTTTAACCCACACGCAAGCACCCCCGCCAATTTAGGCGGGAGTGTCTTGTAGTCTAATATATGGTATGTCTCCGCAAAATCGCATATCAAGCTATCCTCGTCGAGATATATCATCTCTCCGAGGACTACGAGTTTTTTATTGCTTTAACTTGCTCGATAATGCTTACGAGGTCTTTAGTTACGATATCCTCCGACACGATCCCGCCGTTTTTCTTCTCGACGTACTTGTAATACGCCTCCTCGTTATCCCTCAAAATAAGGGATACTAAATCTACTGCCGCGTTCATTCTCTCGACGTCGTCGTCTGCGTGGGTTTTTGCTACCGCACGAGTAAACCGCCAATCGTCCAAAATCTTATCGTTGATATCGCACTTAAAACCGCTTTTTGTTTTAACTTGCATCTCATCCCTCCATATATTTAGGTTGTGATAATGTACTCAAAGTGAGTATCGCCGTTTCCGTCGGGCATAGCCGAGATAGTGGTCTCATAACCTACGGCGCTACCATCTGCATAAGTTACGTCTCCGACTCCCGATACACCCGCATCCGGGATAACGATACGCTTGATCGTGTTGTTTTTAAGAGCCATATCGATTACCCACGCGCAATCGGGCTGTTGTGTCGAGTTTGCGTGAACTGTGAGCCCGGTAGTCAAATCGCCCGTTACGTTAGCGTTTCCGTATACGGCTTTTAATGCCTCGATAGACATAGCCTCTATGAGTGTAAACTTGAAAGTATCGGGCTTTTCGGTGAGAGTCGTTAAAACGATATCTCCGCCCCACGCCTTGATGTTTTCACTCGTGGGAGAGTTAGAGTTAACGAGCCCGGCGTCTGAAATATAGCCGACGTTAACAAACGCCGCGTCGAGCGTCGAGGTTGCATCCGTCGGGAGTGTAGACCCGAGCGGAGCACGATATATTGCGCCGCCTACTTTGGGCTTACCCGCCGTAACGTGCAAAGCATTATTATTAGCCATAATGTGCCTCCTATTTAATAATGTGTGATATCATAAACCGCTTGATAGCGATATTCTTTTGTCGAGTCGTCCGTAAAGTTGTAGTCTGAATTGAGTCTAACTCTCACGATATCCGACTCCGCCTCAAAGTCCGCCATAACTTCCTTGATATCCTCGTTTAAGTCCATAGCGTCTAATAAAGAGCCGCCCTGCATACTATCGGAGACCGATTGTATAGCGATCGTAGAGCTCTCTATCATATCCTCGACGCTCGAGCCCGTTTTCTGTATGAGGATATATAGTTCGGGAGTTGTGTTGGGACGTTCGGCGTAGACATTAGAGCCCGCCTGCGTCTTGTTTATGAGATATGAGATAAGTGATTTTTCGATCATTGTAACGCCTCTAACAACGTATTGTTTTTGAGATTATGGTAATAAGCGTGCGCGTTTTGGGGTTTTACAAACGTATGCTCTCGTTTTTCCCCGGGTCTTGTATCTGCCGCGTACCCGTCCGATATGCCCGACATAGAGTTAGCACGTTGAGCGACGCCCTCGCCTATCTCTTGCGTCATATCTTGTACTGATTGCCAATTTAGCAACTCGTGTACGCCTGCCGGGTCTAATTTGAACTCTACCTTACCCATAACGCTCTATAATTACCTTTTTATTCCACATAAGCGGGATATTTGCCTCTATACCCGCCGTCGGATAACCGATAGTCTTGTACTTGCCCTCAAACGGACTCGGCAAAATAACCTCCGTGTCCGTCCAATCGTTAGTATCGCCTTTAGGGATAGCGAGCGTATATTTTGCCATTTTCCCATATAACGACATAGTGTTAGCTATCTCGTCGCTCGTGGGCTCACCTACGAGCACGTTATCGACGTCGATATAACTATCCTCGTAGATAGGTCTATTTAAGTCGTCCGTGCCCGTCTGCGTCTTTTCTACGAGCGTTACTGTTATCCCTCTCATATCGCACCTACTAACTCTTGTACGGGACTATATGAGCCTATGTTATTGCCGTAGCCTAACATTTGCTTATCGAGTTTTGACAAGTACAACTCTCCGACACTTCCGCCCGCGCCTATCGTCCAACTCTGCGAGTATCCGAGAGCGGACATAGAGCCTTGAGTCGCCCCCATCGGGACGCCGTCGTCTACGCCGAGAGCTCTTATCACCATACGACAAGATACGACTAACTTTATATTGTCGGGAGCGCTTGCGTTAAACTTGTCGATTATCACGCCTGCGTCGTCGAGTAGAGTAGTACATAAAGCCTGCTCGTCCTCTGTTAGTTCTCTTGTCATTCTCGCTTGTACGTCCGTATACGTTGCGTACGCCATCTTACTTACCTCGTTTTGCCGCCTTTTTGGTCTCTACGGGTTTATCTTCCGTGGGCTTTGCTTTCGGAGTATCGGCGGGGTTTTTATGCCCCGCCTTTATATACTCGTCTACGCGCTCATCCGCTACCCACATAGGAGTCCCCGTAGTTTTGTTGATGAGCTTAACCATCTTATGATGTAGCGTCGGTCAAAGCGTTGAATACTGAAGTATCGGCGCGGAAACCGACCTCAATTTCTGCTCTAACCGCAAACATATTCTGCTGAAACAGATTGATTGTAGTATTGCCGTTAACGATCGTTGCGTCGCTTGAGTAGTCGATAACAACGCCCTCAACTGTGCCGTATACCGCCTGCGTCCAATCGCCGACAACGCCGACTACGTTAGGAGCGGGTGATGTGCCTGCAACATAAGCGCCCTTGCTCTGTACTGTACGAGCTCCGAGTACCATAGGGATAGCGCCCTCTGCTACGGAGTTGATAAAGAGAGGTCTGTTGTTTCCGTCGGTTGCGCCGAGGAGTATAGACTTACCCTGCGGAGCGATAACAACGCCGTTCATAATACCGCCGTGAGCCGCGATATCGCCATCTGCGGCAACGAGTCCGCTATAAGTGAGAGTGCCGCCGATTGCCTGCGCGGTTACACTTCCGAAAGTGTCAAAGTTAGAGCCGGGAGCACTTCCGTTACCGAAAACAGTAGCGTCAAACTTTGCGCCGAGTGCTCTCGGGAGTCTTTCAACGAGTGCATCATAAAGGGACGCAACGTCACGTCTAAACTCGTTAGAGAACGGAACGATTACGGCGAGCTTATAAGCCTGCATAACCTTTGTCTCGAGACCGGGATTAGATACGGGCTTTGCCTCTGTCTCACCTACCCAACCCGCCTCGGGATCGGATGTGATTACGTTGATCGAAGTTCCGCGACCCGGAAGTGCAATCTGTCTTGCAAGGGTCATTATTGCGGAGTTTTCCTGCACCTTTGCGAGTATCTCCTCTGATACGTCTGCGGGTAATGTGATGTTTGTTCTGTTGGTGGGTATTCCTGCCATTTTTTAATTCCTCCTAATTAAATGCTTGAGACGCCCAATCGGCAAACTGTGTCCTCGTGTCTGCCCTTGCCGTCCCGGTTACTTCTCCCGCGTCTCTTACGTTCGGATAGTTCGGTGTAGCATACTCTTTAATAGCGTTTGCCTGCTCTATACAAGCCTCCTCCGTGTCCGCCGTTAAAAGATTAGCGGGGATGTTTAGTTCTTTTGCTACCTTTTCTCTAATTGCTCTTACCTCCTCGGTCTTGCGTTTAGAGTCAAGTTCTGCCTCGAGTGCCGCTATCCTCTCCGCCGCCTTTTGCAAGTCGGACTTGTTAGCCTCCTCGAGTGAGTCGTATTTCTCCGCTTTGGCTTTTAGCTCATCAAAGCCCTCGTACTTTGCCTTTTCTTGTGCGAGTCGCTTTGTGACGATCGCGTTTACCTCATCTTGGGTAAATGTTTTAGCCTCGTCGGGTGTTACAACTGTGTTTTCTTCCATCGTTTAACCTCCAATGTGTTGAGTTATCCGCGATACGTTCGCGTCCGTTTTTATATATAAAAAAAGCACCCTTGCGAGTGCTTGATTTATTGATGTGATTGTGCGTATTGCATACGTCGTACGGCGTTTATGTTGTCTCGCCTAAAGTTGTTTCCGTAGCCTGCGTCCTCGTATCCCTCGTCTACGGCTATATCCTCCGCCTTGTCGAATATCTTGTTATACTTGCTCGGGTCATAGCCCTCAACCTCGGTATCGGCATTAAACCTTATTGCGTATGTGCAATCACAATTACTATGTATGTGTTCGGCGTGGGGATATCCCTTTTTTATCTTTCGAGCGGATACGTTAACCCATCCGTTAGACGCAAGCGCTAAACAAAACGCGCAAGTGTCCCCGGCGGGTATCCACGCAAATTGAGCGCGATCACGATAAGCGTTTTTTAGCGTCGTATCGCATCCAACCTTTTTAACGAGCCTCGATACCGCTCCCGTCATCTCCTCGACGTTGTGGGAGGTTTTCAAAACCCCGTTAACGGTCTTTGCCACGTCGTGATAGGTTGCGTTATCCGCCATTTCTGCCGACGGGACATTAGCACCCTCTAATTCTGCGAGAGCGTCGTACATTTGAGCCGATACCGCCCCGGCGGCGTTCCCGTACTCTTGTGTAACAAAATAGCAATAGTCAATGAAACTATTGCCGTCGTCGTCTACTACCGAGCCTATGTCGGTTACTATCTTCCCGTTTGCGTCTATGCCGTATTTCTGTATCCATTTTTGGATATCTGTCGACGCCTTGTCATTTATGGCTCGTAACGCCCCTATATATCTACGCCACGCGCTTTGACTAATTCTCATTTACTATCCCTATCGCGGTCTCGAGCCCCATTTGCATACGCTCTTGTGCTTTAATTCTACGGATATCCGCCTTATCGAAACCTATCATCTCAAGGAATGTATCCGTATTTGCGAACGCCTGCCGCGCCGACGCTATCTTAATTGCCGCGTCTGCCGTGCTTGCTACACTCGGCATAGCGGGGTTTTTGAAGTGAGCCATAATAGCCCGCTCCTCGTCTGTTAGCCCATCAAGGGATGTATCCTTAACGATCGCGAGCGCCATAAGAGCAATACTTCTTAATGCGTCGCCGTTCCCGGTGTTTAATTGCTCCGCCATAGCTACGAGGGTCTGACTCTGTGCTAAAACCGCGTCCGCGCTTGTCGGGTTAGCATCGTTAACAACGCCCGTATCCGTAACAGTTAAGCCCGTCGCCGCGCTAAACTGTGTCGCGAGCATCCTTAACATTTCAACGTGAGGGTTTATCGAGCCTTGCGGTAACTGTCCGAACGAGGGTTTCTCGCCCGTCTCGGGGTTAGTCGTGCTTGCCAATATAGAGCCGACGTATTGCTTAAACTTCTGATTTATGACCGCGTCGAACTGTTCGTCCGTTATGCCGAGTAGATATTTTTGAGGGCTCGTACTAAACTCGAGACCGATCGTCGCGTTTGCTATTGTTCTTACATATCCGTCGATTAGACGTCTTACGGGCTCTTTTATCCGGGAACGTCCGAACGGCTTATTGCTCGTTGCGTTCCATATAAGCGCCTCCATAAGAGGACGTCCCATCCTATGAGGGTATCTCTCCGCGCTCCATACTTGCTCGTTTGATGAGAGTACCCATATATCCGTATCTGTGTATATGTTTATAAGCGACGGAGTCCACGTTATGTCGGTATCATCGGGTACACTATCTATGACCGCAAAACCGCAATCGATACGCCCCTTTTCTCCGTTCCATAAAGCCGCCGCCGTGTTGGGAGAGTGAAAACGTATTTTGCATCCCGCGTCCCTATCTGCCGAGAGGGTCGCAAAAGTACATCCGTACTTGAGCTCGTCCCTGCACGCTTTCATATATTCGTAAATGAGGTTATTAGCTATTGCCACGCGGTCTAATGTCTCGACCTCTGTACCATCCAAACCGACAAACCCGTCAAACATCGAACGCGCCGCCAATACGTCAACAGTTTTAGCACCCCACGCACACCCGATCTCGAGTTTGGTTAGATTCTCCGGGAGTGCAATACCTAAATTGACGTCATTTAGCGATATCTTGCCCTCGTAGTATTTGTCTTTAGTTTGGTTTTTGATCGCGTGCTTGTTATAGACGTTTAAGAGCTTGTTAAACTTAATCGCCGTGCTCTCATCGAGTCCTATAACATTTTGAGCCTCAATAGTTAACATTTATCCTATCCTCATTTTCCGACTCGGGTCTCTTTTGCTTGTTTTGACTCCATAAAGAGCCAACGCGCAAGCCTCGACGGGAGACGAATACTCGCCACCGAAACCCCAACCGCCGCCTATCGGTCTTTTAACCGATGTTATCGCGCTCTCCCGGAGCGCCTCTTGTCCTCTATACCACGATACCGACCTCTCGTTAAGCGAGTCACATAACAAACCTACGCTTGCGATGATATCTCGCGCCGTCGGTCTGATAATCGAGCCTTTTTCTTTCCATACGTCGGATATCTTATCGACTAATACATCCGCGCCGTTTCTGCCGTCTATGACTACACACGACGCCTTGCCGTGTCTTGCGATGAGCCAATCGGCGAGCCACCTTGTACCCTGCCCCGTCGGGCGTTGCTCGATGATCGATATACGAGCTTTACCATCTGCCGACAAAACCGCACCGCATAGACAAACCATCGCACCATCAAAAGAAAACTTTATCCCGTACGCCGTCTTGCCCTCGGGTTTAAGCTCGTCGGATACGCAAGCGTCCCAAACTTTAGCGGATATCGGGTTATCGGTCTTGCGCTCTACTGTCGGCGTCCACCATCCTAAACGCTCACGCGCAAAACCATCACGCGCCATATTCTCAAACTCATTTAGGATAGTTTTCTCGGCGATACGATAGCCCATAGCGGGGTTAGTCTCGTATGCCATCTCTAACGCCTTATCGGGAGTAGATAAATCGTTTAGTATGTCTTTACTCTCGATAGACCACTCAAGCCACCATAGACCGCCCGCCTCGTCGGAGTGTGCTTGTGCGTGCATATCGGAAAAAACTGTCCCTCGACAACTCGGGGACGGCGGAGTCCCTATGTATATTTGTTGTGGCATCATCGAGGCGTCGTTTATATCAGACGCGGCGGACATAACGGGTAACATAGCCTCTTGTTGGTCTGCCGTCATCTCTTGAGCCTCGTCTATGATGATTACGGAGTATGTACCGCCTCGCGCCCCGCTATTTGTCCTTGTGGCAAACTCTATACATCCTCCCGGATGTACTTTGCCGTCGTCGTCCGTCCAATCTTTGAAGTAGATACCCTCATAGCCTCTAACGTGGCTAACGCTCTTTATATCTGCGTTAAACTCGGGGTATCGCTCCGGGCTCTCGAATAAATCACATAACGCCTTGAACATTTTGTTTGTCGTCGTCGAGTGATGCGCCGAGTACAATACTTGTCTATGCTCAAAATCCGACATATAGATTGCGTAGTACCTCGCGGCGTAGCTTTTGCCGTTCTGCCTCGGCTTTGCTATCCCGATCGTTAACGCGGCGGGCGAGCCGTCCTCGTTTCGGGCTAACATATATTGCATTTCGAGTTTTTGCGACGGATAAAAAGTAGCTCCGCCGTCCTCCTCGAACATTTCGACGACCTCATCCCCGAACGACTCCGCGTACTCTCCGACTACCGAAAATGTCGGCGTCTGTCTACCCGTTCTCATTCCGCCTCTTTAACTTGTCGTGTTTTGAGACCTTTTTAGTCGCCGGGTCGGGTAATGCCTCGAGCTCTGCCATTACCTCCATAAGCCGTTTAGTATTAGACGCCATATCGCGCCCGCTCTCGCAATTCTGAATAGTATTAGCGAGTATGTCTCTTAACGCTATTAGCGTTTCTCTTTTGTCGCCACTTGCGGCGGCGTCCACGAGGTTTGTCACGTCCAAACCCTCCTCTCTTTATGCCGTGATGTTGCCCCTCGTCTCCGAGGTAGTCTATGTGGAAATGTCTTGTGCTCTGCGCGGCGCT